AAAGATGGCGTTATTAGTAGTAGATCCACCTTCATTACCTTTTGGGTCATCTGATTTAACAAGAGTCTTGCGCTGCTTTTGAAGATCTAAAAGTTGTTGATTCATTTCTGCAGCCTGTTTAATCAAGGTTCCCAATACCTCAAAGGCGCGAGGATGTTCAGCGTCTGCCGCAAGACAAGACATGGAATCAATTGCAGTCTCCGAAGTTTCTATAAGTTTCTTAATACGTTCTCTAGCATAACGATAATCTTCTTCGGTCTCGTCTACAAGTTGAGCATCGGACGGCCCTATCATTGAATCGACTACTGCAAGCTCGTCAGAAGTCTTTTTTACTTCATCTAAATTCTTTTGCAGCGCGGCGACCATGTCGTCCTTTTTACTCATAAGTTTATTTATTTGTCTTATTATGTACTTGGAGAATCCCACACATTTTCTGGATCAGGCGGCTCGCCAATTTCGACTACAACTGTGTGTGAGTCTTCTGTACCGGTTTGAAATTTTGTTCTAACTCTTACACCCGCGTCTGTATACCTTCCCGAAGTATCAAAGTCATTAAAGAAAGTATCTACCGATTTGATAAGACTCTTGGGCCCTGGATTACTTATAAACTTAGTCTTAGCATTAAAGGTTAGTGTGTAAATAATCAAACGACGAGAAGATTCAAAATCTCCTTCATATCCATCTTCGCTGCTTACATCTGTTAAAGTTACAGGAACATCGGTTATACTTTCTGGACCTTCTAGTTCCTTAACGCTTAAAGTATAATTTGGATTAAAGTGAGGAATTATTTGTTCCAAAATTTGTAATGCTTCATCCTGTCCTCTTGACATAATATTCAGAGAAAAGATAATATTATAAGGAGCATTCTGATTTACTTTAACGCGGTTACCTTCACTATCGGTCTGAACATTTCTATTCATACGATTTAATTTGGTGGCGGTATCGTATGAAAGTCCAGTCATCTCAAAGCTCATACGAGGAAGCTGTAATGCAACACTATTTTCTATACCAACTTTAATACGGGCAAGAAACTTTTCTTTTGGTGCATAAGAAAGAGGAACGCGTTTAACACCTGTTATCTTTCCTCCAACAACTTGTGCTATTTCAATATCGTTGAATAGTTGACCAAATATTGACACCATTTTCTTAACTGTGCCATTATAAAAATACGAGTGACCAAGCATGTTATGAATCAGGTTTAGTTCCAATTACGGTAGTTGTTTCGGTAACTCTTACGCCAGCGTCTACATACGCGCCATTGGTGTCGAAGTCGTGAAAGAAAGTATCGACAGTTTCTATAAGGCCAACAGTTGAAGGAAAAAACGAAAATTTTGTCTTAAGATTAAATGATAAAGTGTATATAAGCAGTCTTCTAGAAGACTCAAAGTCTCCTTCGTATCCATCTTCAAAGTTAACACCTTCAAGAGTGATAGGTATATCAGTTTTACTTTCAGGTCCTTCAAGACCTTTAACAGTAACGGTGTAATTTGGATTAAAGTGAGGAATTATTTGTTCAAGTATTTGCAGCGCTTCATCTTGTCCTCTTGACATTATATTTAAATCAAAAGATAATGTATAAGGAGCATTTTGCCAAACTTTAACTTTATTTCCTTCATCGTTCGTTTGAACTGTTCTATTTAAACGATTTAGCTTAACCTCAGCGTCGTATGAAAGTCCTGTCATTTCAAAGCTCATGCGAGGCAGCTTTAAACCAATATCGTTTTCCACATCAGCTTCAATGCGAGCAAGGTACTTTTCTTTTGGTGCATAAGCAAGAGAAACGCGTTGAACCCCAACCATTTTCCCTGCGGAGATATTGGCTATCTCAATGTCATTAAAGAGAGTACCAAAAACCGCCACAGTCTTTTTAAGCGTTTCATTATAAAAATATGGATTACTTAGCATGCTTAGAAGTTAAATGGTTCACCAAATGGATTCTCTTCGCTAAAGTCAAGGAAATCATTCGCATTAACTGTCTGACTAAAGATAGAGTTTTGTGCGGCAGGATCACTTGGAAAAAGCTCGTCGTCATCCGCAGTACCATCATCTATTGTATTAAATCTACTCACCGTGATTGAAGCTCCGCTATTCTCTCCAATCATTATTGTTCCAGCTGTTATAGCATGGTATTTTCCATCATTAAACGTCGGTAAACCAATGTGTATTCTTTCAAGTTGTGGAGAATCAGTAATTGTTTCGTATTTAAAGAACTCGCACGAACCTGTTACTCCACTTGGAAGGGTAAAGTTTAAGGTTTCATTAGCTTCCAACTCTTGAATCGGTGAATCATTGTTGGTATATTCTGCAACCATGTGATTACCATTATCAGCTTGAATAATATCAATCTCTGCGATCCCTGTGTCAATTTCTTGACTTTCGTATTCAAACAACTCGCAAGAAAGACGAAAAATCGGGATGTCTTGAAGTTGTCTAAATGGTTTATTGGTTTCAACAAACTTAATTTCGAATAATCCTTTGGTCAAAGGAAAATAAATAAGGTCACCTTCTAGCGGTCGAGCACTATTCTCTGAATATCCATACTGACCTATAAGTTGATTCCAGCGAAGATTAGCAATTACTAAGTTTACGTTATCGCGAATCTCAAGACCAAACTTGGAAAGCAGCTGACCATCACCTTCAAATCCATCAACACTTTCGACATACATTTCAATCTTATAAGCTTTTTCAAACGCGCTTATAAGATCTTCATTGAGTATCAAATCTTGTTTAACGATTTTACGAGGAATGTAATAAGCATCGACACCATAAATTTGAATGGCTTCAATGATTAGTGACTCGTAAAGATCTTGCTCTTGTCGAGTTCCGTTTTGAAAGTATGGGTTGGTTGGCATTATCCAATAAAGATGTCAAGGGGTTCTTCATATCTAAGCTGCCACGTTTCTTTAAGCTCTTTAAGATCAGCAACCGCATCGTCATATATTTTCGCTCCACTTATAGTTACACCACCTGGCAGCTGCATACCTTCAAACTTACTAATATTTTGACCCCATTGCTTTTTGATAAGAAGCGTAAGAAGTTCCTTTAAACCCATGTCATCAAAAATGTCTGGATAACTGGAGGGGTTTATGGTTTGAAAAGTTTCAAAAATTAGAAACTCTCCTTCTGATACGTGTTCGGTAATATCAGCATGAAACTTAATAGTATTCTTATGACGATTAAAAGACAGCGATTGTCCATGACCGTTAAGAATATCTTCGACCAAACTCATGTATTGAGAAGTAAGCTCGTAATTCAACAAGCCACCTGGGTTTCGCATTCCAAAGAAATCATTAAGATACATTTGGTATTTTGCATTAAACAAAGATGTGCTGGAAAAGTCTTGAAATGCGAGAACTCTTACAACAGAAAGAACTGCATCAGGAACTTCAATTTCGTTCGTCGAAAGATCAGATGCAGTTACTTGGTGTTTAATCAGTGTCCTTACAGCAGCATCAGAATGATACTCTTGCCAGTATTGAATAGCTTCATCAATGCGATCTTCGATTTGATCGTCGTCAATATTAATCTCAACTACCGGCGCACCTAGTGCTCTTAAACAGTAGTCAGCTAATTCGGTTCTAGTTGTTGGTTTAGCCATACAACTATTTATATAGTTTAATTCTTATTACTTACATCTTCTTCTACCAATTTGAGAAGACAGCAGAACGGTAATAAAGACCACAAGACCCATGAGAATATCATCAGTGGAATCCTTTAGCATTTGAGATGGCAGTTCAAGATCGTTAAACTTTTCTCTATACCAAACACAAGTTCCAAGTAAAGCTTTATATGAAAAGATACCAACGATTGAAAGCAAAAATATTCTAGTAAAGGTTTTCATTAATCATTTCCGAATAAATCGCGAAGGATTCTTTGCGATCCTTTTAGCCAAAGTAACAATGCCTTCAATTACTTCTGGTGATATAACACCAACAATTCCATAAATCACAGCTTTATACAAACTATCAATTGATGTTTGCTCTAGTATGTACCACGCAATTCCACTTGATATAGCAGCGGCTGGAATCCGTTTACAAAGAAGCTGAGCGGTAATACTTTCCTTTGAAGAAAGAATCCTTGCGATCATACCTGCTGCGCCAATGAGTGGAACTAACCAGCCTCCATCTAAAAAGGCTTGAACTAAAGATTTTTGGGGCTCTTGCATATTACACGCGGATAACAATTATTTATACAAGCTCCTATCTTATCATTATATTAAATATAGTTTTTTAGCAAATTATTTGCCTTTGTATAAACCCTTGGACACTTTACATTATCTTTACCCATGATTGTTTCTAAAATTGCAGATGCGGCAATAATTACAGAAAGTCTGTCAACAAGTACTATTTCATATTCATGAATTGCAGATTCATAAATCTTTTTTGAATATTCTGCAGATTGCCCTGTCACATAACATGCCCCCAATATATTTACTATTGCTGCAGGCCACAATTTAATATCGGCAAAAGAATGTATCTTATTAAAAATTTTAAAAGCAGCTTCAGCGTCTCCTTCTTTTATATAACAATGAGCTAGTGCAGTCCAAATAGAAGTGATCCAACGATAAGTAAATTTACCCCAATAAGGATCATTAAATTCTTTGAAACTTTGCAGGTCTTTATAAAGACTTTCCAACTCATCGATAGATCCCATGTCATCGTAAATGTAACGATAAGCAAGAGTGCAAAAAGACTGACTTACAACTTCAAATTTATCGGGATAGATTCGAGCTAAAAGAAGAGCTCTACATCTTTGGTACCCGGCCGAATCGTCGTTTCTACCTTTAAAGTTTCTTACAAACTTTTTAGGGTTATAACGAAGGTCGTCTAACATTTGGTTAAATTCATCAAGATCCAATCCCGGAATAATTAAATCGCTGTCTGGAAGAGATGAATATTCGAATGAAAGCTGAGTGCCCGAATAGATTATAAAAACCTTATTTTCTTTCCAAGAAATATTAGGGACTTTCGTTTCCGTCTTTGTCATTGGGTTTCTTTGAAAGTTCTTTAACTTTATCTTCAAGCTGGTCAATACGCCCCATAGCTTCAATAGAGAAGATGATTGCCTGATCTAACAAACGATTGTAATCATCACTTGTTAGTGTTCTTTCTTGCGGAGTAGCAGGATCTTTAAACAATCGACCGTCTGGATTGCTCAATAATACCTTCATTTTTTGTTTTATATTGGGTAGCTTAAAAAACTTTTTAGCATATTCATTAATACCACCATTCCTAAAATAGTTTCTATAAAGGTCAAACTTCTTCGGCGAAACAGGTTCTGTATAAGTGTTATTATAGATCGCTCTAGATAAAACTTCAGCAGACGTTAAAGTTTCATAAGCCCTAACGCGAGGAAGGTCAATACCAACAGCTTCGCTAAAATCGTCAATAACGTCTTCACCTTCTTGATAAATTCTAATTTTAGCAATATCTTTCCAATTTAAATAACTTCTATAAACACCCCGCCCCCAACATTGAAACCAACGATCAAAGGCAGGTAAAATATGTCCATTCCATTTACCAACCCTTGGTCCGCGGAGAGGTTTACCAGGAAGAACTTTATGAACAAGGCCCCATTGGTCCCATGCAGATTTTAACCATTTGCCTGGTTCTCTTATGTAAATTATAATATTAACTTCAAGATCATCATCCCATTCAACAAGTTCTTTAAACAATTCCAACATATGATCATTACTTGATATGGCTTCATTAGACCAAATAACGTGATCACATCCAGTCTTTTTTGAGTGAGCAATAATAGTATCATACAGCGCTTTGGTCTTATCAACTGTGTGGTGAATACTAAGCCACTTGTGATCAATTTTATCGCCGTTTACAAGATCTGGCCAAGCCCAGTTATCTGGCGTATTTAAAGCGCCCTTGTACTGGTGAAGACTTTTTTGAATTGCTGATGTTCCTGTTTTACCTAAACCAATATGTGCTGTAAACTTCATCCAATTAACCTTTCTACCTTTTTCTCCCAGACACTCTTAGAAAACTTTTCATTTACTATTTTTCTAGCAGCGTGGATTTCTGCTCTACTTTGTCCCGTAAAGTGTAGAAACAGAAGCTTGGCGTATTCTTTGGCTTCATCTTTTATTTCGAAGTCAATTAAATAGTTTGAAGGAACAAGCTCATTCACCGCCCCAACATTGCTAACGGCCATTGGAACTGACCATTGCATTGCTTCAAAATATGTAAGAGGTATGCCCTCGTCAACCGAAGGACAAACAAGCGCACTAGCTTGTTTATAATACTCTTGCATTTGATTATAATCAATACCTTTTTCAAATTCTATCCAATGACTAGCTTTTAGTTCTGCCGCGCGTTTTTTAATGGCTGTATAAAGTTCTCCGTCGCCAACAAACTTAAAAACAGGCATATAAGCAGCTGGTAAAAGTTTTGCTAATTCTGCGGCAATATCACAAACAAACTCGGGGCGTTTTTGAAAGTGAAAGCGAAAAGGACATAATACGTACCTGGGATCTTTATCTGTTTTCCTTAAAGGCCAAGTCTTTTCTATTTCAGAAAAACCAAACCAATACAGGGTTTTAATTATTTTTTTATCTACGCCTTTTTCACCAAGCTCTCCCTTAAGCTTATCCGAAACAGTTAGTACCAAATCAAAAGGGGTTCCTTTTTGAAGGCTTTTTTCAAAGTCCCAAGGTTCCTTGAGAATCATATGAAACAAAGAAATCAACTTTGTATTCGGCGCAGCTTCTTTGATTGACCAAGCTTGATCGTAAGCTTCGTGTGAATTGTTTACAACCGTATAAATAGGCTGTAAATTCTTGACTATCTCTACAGTATCATTATTACAAAAAACATCATCCGCTAAGTCTATAAATGCAGACTCTCTCCGGCTATCTTTATGCGGCATGGTCCGCGTTGATATAACAACAATTCTGAATCCCCTACTTTTGTAATGCGCCATTAAATCCAAGCCGCATCTATCCGCTCCTCCGAGCGACATCCAAGGGATGATAAGACAAAATACAGGCTTTTTCTCAACGGTATCTTCCGCTGACTTTAGAATAGCGCTACAGGAGTTTTGCAAACGTTTATTCTTTCGTGATCTCCTGGGCATGTATTATATATTCCTCTTAGAAATCTGGAGCATCGAAGTAAAGTCGAACGCGAATAAAGTCAGTTACGGAACTACGGCCTCCGTATCCGCTTTCTTCACCATTAGTGTGCCCATTATCGGTACATTTTAAAACAATACCATCTCCAGAACTAACAGAAACGCTTACATTGGAAGAAGAACCGGTATAGTACTGAGGATTGGGATCAGCACTTCCACTGGGGTCATCAAAAGCTTGGGGAACCGGGGAACTAAATCCTGTTACAGTACCAAGTTCTGTTGGGCTTCCAGCATTATATCCTGCAAGAACTTTAAATTCGGGTGTACCTTGAAGCGTATCCCACTCAGGAATGTCGATCTCAGCTCTGCGAAATGTCATGGCCATGTTGGAAGTCATTACAAACGCGTGATCATCAATCTCTAATGTGGCTGCATCACCACCGCTGTTAGTAAAATCCTCAATAGTAATGTCATGAGTGTAAACATAAGGGCGAACACTAAGGCCGCCCGCTGGGCCTGTGGCTCCTGATGGTCCTGCTATACCTGTAGCACCAACAGGTCCTCTAATTCCAGAAGGACCGGTGGGACCGGTGGTCCCCGCAGCTCCGGCGGATCCTGCAGCTCCGTTTGATCCAGCGGGGCCGGTAGGACCGGTAGGGCCGGTAGGACCTGCAACCCCTGCCAATGCGCCAAGGTCAGACCAACCTTCGGGAGATGAGTCAGGTCCATTATAAACATAAAGATGCGCGGTCCCACTTGCAAATTCTGAAGGTGAATCAGTTGCGCTTCCTGGTCCAAGTTTAACGATAAAGCAAGTACCTTCCCTTTGAAGAACCGGATCAAGCGCCGGATCAGAAACAGAGGTAGGAAGATCATCGGCATAATCAACCACACCAGAAATTTCAAGACCTTCTCCCTGATCACCTTTAATATTACCAATAACTTCTGTGGTAGAATCAGAACGAGTAATGGTTAATGTTCCATCTGTGTCAACACTAATGTCATCAATAACACCAGTGTCATTAAAGAATTGTGTAACTTCTGTAGCAACAGCTGTATCAATGTTTAGATTTAACGTAACCAATCCTGAGTTTTCGTCAAGATAAAAAAGTTTTCTGTCAGGAGCATTGATTGCAATTTCTCCTGGCCGGAGAGAATCTGTATCAGGTATCTCGCCAGGACTAAATGAATGCTTTAAAATAATTCGTGTTGGTATAGTAGCCATGTTGTTAATATATATCTTTTATGTAGACACAATTTGTCCGTCAATCTGGTGCCAAGTATGAGTAATGGCACTGCTTTCATTTCCGAAATAATGTTTGGATAATCCAGCACCATAAACCCTTCCTGGCTTTGCAGAAAATTCTTCTGCAGTTTCACCAGACTCTGGTGTTTTACAAAGAGCAAAGGTAGCCGGTCCAGATGTACCTTGAATACCTTGAATTGATACGATATTTGAAGGATCTTCAGGAAATGGTACTCTTATATAATTGTCTATAGCTACGGCAACTCCAGTGTTATCCACTCCGTGAGGAGTTCCAAATCGTTCTTTAAGGTTTTTCCCAGCCGCAAACAAAGCATAATTTCCTGCGGTTGTTTTTGATTCTGCTACAATAAAAACCGTGGATAAGTTGGTAGAATTAACTCCAGCTTGCGCAAATACTTTACTTACAGACCAGCTGGAGCTAAGAGTTTCTGATGAAATAAATCCTCCGGTATTACCAGTAATAACTCCAGTGTCGGTTAATCCGGTTGAGCTATCACCCGCTACTTTTAATGTGCGGGCTGCTGTAGAAGTATTTTCGGTAACAACAAATGAAACGTTGCTATTACTAATTGCAATAATATCAACCGGTTTATCGGTCGTATTTAATTGTATTGATATTGGAAATACTTTCTGATCACCTGATGCAGTTAATTGTCTTTGTCGATTTGATCCAAATCCCAATACATTAATCTTATCACTAGCTAAAGAACTTTCGGCCAGAGCATCCAATTGGTTGGTATCAGAAGTTGTATCAGTTGTTCTGCGAACTAATACATAGTCATGCGCTGATTCGATACTTGATGTTCCAATAGATATATCAAATACTCCTTTAAGCTTTGGATAATGCCTTATAACCGCTTCGGTAATAGCGTCGTCTGCATACTTATTAGAATTAGCTGCAGCAATACCAGATGAATTCGGGTCTTTCTCTATAATAGCGTCAAAAGCGTCACTTGCACTTTCGAATAGTCTGAATCGGTTGCTTAAATTTCTGTTTTGGGTATCTCCGCGAACAATGTAATAAAATTTATTACGAACTTCCAATCTTTCAAAATCTTCATATCCGTGATCGGTTGATTTTTTAAATACGCCTGACGATTGCTGAGTAATAGATCCTCCGGCAACTGATGTACTTCCAAATACAACCGGAACATGTCGTGTAATAGCTCCTGACGTATCTCCATTACCCGATTGTCCTGTTGCACTAGAACCGGCAAACCATAATTCATTATCGCTTTCATTTCCAGGTTTACCAACAATAAGCCAAGAACCTCGCTCACTCACAGCGGACTTTTTAACGTAATAAGAAAATTGATTAAACGTTTCAGATCCGCTAAAACCAAGGTTGGTTTTCCATTGTGCAAGAGCTGCTGAATCATCTACACCTAAGCCGCCCGCAAGAGTAGCATTGCGCTTGTAGTAATGAAACCGCTTGTTGATCTTATCTTTAAAAGTAGTATCAGCCGCAAGCGCTGCGCTTATTCCGCTTTCGCGTTCTGTATCAGTTGCTCCGAATGTAGCCCAAAGACTTGCACCGGCACCTTGAATGCCAAACACACGGGGACCTGATGTCGTATATGATGTTCTTGCGTTAGTGGCAGGAACAATATTTTCAGAACTTCCCATTTCAAAAGTAGACTCTTGAAGGCCCTGTAGAATAATCTTGTCATTATAGTCAAAGGGAAACTTTTCACCTTCTTCACCATCATCATCAGTCTCTTCCTGCGCAAAATAGACAAGCTTTGCAATTGCAGGAAGGTCGCGTTCGACGCTGCTCTTCGCGGTAGGGACCCTTACTATCGGAGTAAAAGAAGAAGCCCTTGACGTCAAGGTCATCGCAAAATAGTCAAAGACCCCGTCATTATCTCTCCTAAATCCAATTTGAGGTCGAATTGAGCCACCAGTCCGTACATTAGTAATACTAATCGGAGCAACAGCAAATATGTAAAACTTATAAGCATTACCTGGCTCTGGCCCGCCGGAATCGTCCTCATCAAGAAAAGCGTAATATTGAACAGTATTAGTGTTATTCTGAATGTTAAAGTTATTCGGGCCCTGATTCATTTGCGCCGCGGTAAAAACTTGACGCACTTCTTGGCCTCCTACAAGTATTTTTCTTCGACCTCCTGGGATTAAAATCCCTTCACTTAGAACCGAAGTGGCGGCTCCTAGTGTTATAGCAGTTCCTCGATTATGTCCATTGGAAGTGGTAGTTACTATTTCCCCGCTAAAATTGGTTCCCAACCCTATTGATCCATAAGTATTATCACTGGAACCAATTAACCATCCTCGAGTATAAGGAACACTTGAGTCTGTTTCGTATTTTTCTAAACCTTGAGTGCGGCTTCCGCTTTCGTATTCATTACCAATACCATCTTTGGTTTTAACCACGATTGTTGGATTATCAGCAGAATTTGAATATGCAACAGTATCTACAGTAACTGCGTTTGCAGACCACTCGCTCTTTTGTGGAAGAAGCGCAGGAACCGGAAGTTCAACAAAGTCATCATTATAGGGCTGTTGTCCACTTTGATGATATTGAGTATAAAAGGTTTCAAAATCTCCGGTGGTTCCCCGATCTTTTTGACCAATTTGGCCTTC